CGGTAGCTCTTGCTTGGCCTCATTTATGCGCTCAGTCCAAGTCGATAAGACTTTCTGTTGCGCTTCTTGAGCTTTTGCTTGAGCTTCAGCTTGCTTTTCAGCCTGAATTATCCGTTTTGCTTCGTATTTCGCTAAATCTCTAGCGTATTCAAAAGCGTCCTGATAATCACTAGGCTGTGGTTCATCAGTCTCAACCTGTGCTTGCTGTGGCTGCTGCTCCAATGCCTTAATGCGTGCTTCCAATGCCTCGCGCTGCTGTCGCTCATTTGCTGCCTCTTGTCTAGCAGCATCACGCGCTTTGCTTAACTCTGAAAACCGCTTTTCCAGCTTTGGGTTTTGCTTCTTCGGTGGTTCTGTTGCTTCCGCTTCCGTTTCTGCTTCAGGTTCACTCTGGCTTACCTCTTGGACAGGCTCCGCAGGACTTTCGTCAGCGGCCTCAGTCGGGGCAGGGTCAGCTAAACCTAATCTATCTGCATAAAACTCAGCTGAATTTTCACTTGTTAATACATTTCCTGCTTCTTTTACTTCTGACATGAGTTTCCTCAAGAATTTACCCAGTTATCCTAACTGGTAAGGTTTAGCCATCTTAATACTATTTCAGCAATTGTCAATTATTGCGCATCATTTAATTCTTTAAGAAGTGCATCCATCGCACCTTTTTTACCTAAAGACATTTTTAATTTGGCAAATTTAGGATGATTCCGAACTCTTTCGAATTGTTCATCTTTAGGTTTTTTCTTCAATAGACCTTTTTTTTCCATAAATTCGCGGTCGTGATCTTCTTTAGTTGCACTAGTTACAGTAGGCATATTGCCTCCTTATTGCTGGATTAATGGGTTCTGCTCTTGGTCTATATCAACAACCGCTTGAGTCATTGCTTTAGCTTGCTCCGCATTCCTACGGTCAATCTCTAAATTCAAGCGATTTGTGTCCATGTTATGCAGTAACAGGTCAACAATCGCTTCAATCTCAACCTTGTTTTGGCTAGTAATAGACCTAGTGTTTTGGTCATTAACCCGAACTTCAGCCATTGTTTCGGTGTTGTGAGCTTTAGCAGTTTGACGCAACAATTCACGCTTAGTTTCGTTGTCTTGCTTAACTTGCTCAACGTCGGAACGGTACTTCATAGCCATTTGCATAGCTTCCATTTCCTGCTGCATTTGCTGAACTTGCATTTGCGCCTGTTTCAACTGCATTTGTACCTGCGGCGGTATCTTAGAACGCTCGTCAATTTGTGCCAGCGGGTTCAATGTAGCCAAACGATCTGCAATAGTTTCAGCCCCAGGGAAGTCCATATTACGGAACCACAAGTCGCCGATCTTATCCATTAGCGCAGGATCTGCCCCTAATATTGGAGTCATAGCGTCTACAGCTTCTTGACGCTTGCTGTTGTAGCCAGGCCCTGTTTCCATCACAACATCATATCTGCCGACCGTCACATCATTCATTACGTTGCCGACTGCGTCCTGCTGATTAACCGTTAACAAGTCTGGCTTGCCATCGTCGCCAATAATGCGCATTACTCGTTCGGTGTCGTAAATCTTAGGAATCAAATCAAGAATGATCTTGCCTACGTGACATAAGCTGCGAGTCAGGTTGTCGTAATAATCAAAGTTCGTTAAATCAATTTGCTGTTGCTGACCGTTTAAGGCTTTGCCTGAGATATTCCCTGTTGGCATTTGATTAGGGTCAAAAATGCCCATAATCGCTTGCATATCGCCATTAATTGATTGCGCTGCTGCCATTACACCAGCTGGCGGTGGTTCAGGCTGTAAACGTGTTGGCGCAGGAGCTGGACGGCCTTCAATATCAGTCTGCTTATAACGCAGGTAAGCGTTAGATTTAACGTTAGCTGCTGCCCAATCTTGTTCATGGCCTTCATCTTGGCCTTCAGCCATAATCCATTTGGCTTTTGGTGCAAGCGCAACCGATTCAGTTAAGCTTGTTTGCCAGAAGTTATACATCCGTTGCGGGTCTTTGCCAAAGCGAACCATGCCAAATTTCTTGCGCTTGTCGCCAATAATCATATGCCGACCATAGACCGGAACTAACGGAATAAACTTCCCAGGCAAATCGCGTTCTTCAAGCACCTGAACGCCAGTTAGCTTCTTCCACTTGATAACCTTTTTGAAACTATCGCGTTTAGAAACAACGGTAATGCCAGCCGCAGCCATTTGTTTAGGGTCTAGCTCATCTTCGTAAACATGCGAACCGTCGGACAACAGACAAAGCTTTGCTTTCTTACGCCATGTATAGAAGTATTCAGCTAACCGAATATCTTCCTTCATGATCCATTCGTTCTGACTGTCGCCAGTACCACGCATTGACCAATTAGTCTCGTCTGCGTCTGGATACATCTTTTGGAATACTTCTTTGCTCATAACGGTAGTAATCATCGCTTTTTCAGCGTCTGAACCGTCTGGCAATATTGAATTTGGGTCTAAATAGACTGTGAAAGGGTTGTCAACCGGATCAATGTAGATTTCTTGGTCGAAGCTATCTTCGCTTACATAGTTGGTATTGATACGGATAAAGCCCCAACCCATACGCACCGCATAATCAAATGCGTTGTCATAAGCATAATCAGCGTTGGAATTTACTTCAATGTGACGAATGATGCCTTGAATAACCTGTGCTTCAGCAGCTTGCTGATTGGTATTCATCGCATGGACTTTAATGCGAGGACGTTGCTGCCGCTGCTGGTTCGTGACCTGCCGACAATATGTGTCTAGCTTATTAATGGTCAGAACTGGGCGGGATTCTAAGTTTCGGCTGTTTTGCAACTCAACAGGCCATTGGTCGCCGTTGACGAACTTCAAGTCCTCTAAAGCCTCTTGGCGGTTCATCGTGTCCGCATCATTGCAGAACTTTAGGAATTGCTTGGCTTCTTCGATGATTGGATCGTAGTCGCCCTGTTGATTATTTGCCATTTAAGCCATCCAAGACATATTGTTGCCAAGTTGCGCAGACTGTGGCCTTTGCCTAGTCTTTCGCGGTTCTTGAATCATTAAACTAAGATATTTGAAGGAATCTGCGCCATGCGAATAATGGTCATGTAGCGGATTTCTACTGAATTGCTTGGTATCTGGATCAACTTCATACCGGTAGTGTCTTAAACATTGTAATCCGTCGGCACAGTTTTCTCTATCAAAATAACATTTTGGGAAGATTGTACGCGCAGCATTAATACTGTCAACAGTTGGAACTCTATCCAAAACCCTAGTCTTAAACCCTGAGTTTCTGACAATATCTTCAATCGTCATGCCAGCCGCTGCAAGGGTTTTGTTCTTTGCGTCATGCGGCAGCCAGATCGTATCGTAGACATAGCCAAACGTCTGAAGCGTAGCTAAGTAATGCGTCATGGTCTTTTGCGTATCCTGAATGTACCGGATTAGCCTAGTTTCCATGCCTATGAACTGCACGAACCAAATAGCTGTATGGTCTGCCCAACCCAAGTCAAACACCGCATGAACTGGTTTGGATGGATCGTACGGAACCTTAGTAATCCTGCCGTCAAACTCAGCTTGTTGCATTTGATCTGCAAAGATAGCACCGTCAACCGTAACCCTGCACAGACCTTCCCAAACGTTGTTATAGGCTTGAATATCTCTAAGCTTTAGCTGATCTTTTTCTTCACGCAGGGTCTGTGGAAACCAAGGATTATCTGACCAGTTAATCTTGCGAACTATAGCGTTATCAGGCGCATGAATGACAAACCGTTGATAAGTCTCGTCAGTCTCTAGTTCAGGGTTGAACGTTATCCATATTTCGCTGTCTTGCTTACGGATGGTAGGAACTAGCGTATTCCAGCTAGACCGGCTAACCGTCTGAGCTTCTTCAACCCAGCAAATATCAACGCCTTCGTAGGATTTGACGTTAGCTACGTTGTTCTTTAAGCCAACGAAATTGAACTCTGAACCATTCTTAGCCCTAATGGTGGCCTGAGTTACGTCGTAGAACGTTTCAAGCCCTAGTGCCTGTATCTGGTCGCACAATAGCTTGTGTACTGAGTCTTTTAGGGAAGTTTGGAATTCACGCGCACAGAGAACGCGCAAAGTGTCTTTAGCAGCAAGGATTAGTAAAGCTCTGGCAACGCCCCAACTTTTTGCCCCGCCTCGACCACCGTATAGAACCTTGTATCGGCTCTTTTCAAACAATACCGACAGCTTTTCGGGAAACTCTGCCTTGCCTATAGCTTGGGCAACAATGTCACTCATTTGGCTTAACAAACGTAACCTGAATGCCGCTTAGTAATGGTGCGCCGTCTGCGCCTGTAATCTCTTGCTTAGTGCTTTCTCTGTACTTCTTTGGGAACCTTGCAGCCATTGACCTAGACCAAATAGATGCGTTCAATCTGTCGCCTTCTTTCTGCTCAACCATGTAACCCTGCGCCATTTCTTCCCACCAACGCAGCTCATGTTCCTTAGCTAGCTCCAAGGCGTGTCGAAATTCCTCGTGTTCATCTTTCCAGCGGAAAATAGTGCGAGTGCCCACCTCTAAAATGGAACCAATTGCTTCGGTGCTTTTACCTAGCTTTCCTAGTTCAATAACTTTTTCGCAATATGATGGATCATAAAGCGATGGTCTGCCAACTGGACGTTTTTCAGCGGTTTCGGTCATTTTTTCTTTGGCTTCTGTGTTTCACGCTTTACTGAATAAGCAATAGCTACAGCTTGTTTAACTGGCTTACCTGCTTTTACTTCAGCTTTTATGTTTTCTTTAAAAGCCTTGTCAGATTTACTATGCTTTAGCGGCATATATGCTCCATAAATTTAGCCGGTTACGATTATCCGGCGCGTATGTCGATGCTACGCTGGCCTACGCCGACTTGGTTGTTGGCAGGCAGTATCAACCAGCGAACCGATCTGTAGCTGCCTTTGTAACCAACACGGATAAGGACTAAAGGTAATTTCGGTAAGCGCACCTACTTTTAACCACACTCCGCTTTTAGTGCAGTCCTCATGCGTCTTGGTTGTTGGTACTCGCTGCATCTGTGGAGTTGAGCGCCGTGCATCCACACTCGGTTCAGCCTTCACAGCATCCGCTTTCCCAAAATGGTTGTCAGCACCCACCGTCCAAGGCAAAACCATCTCCGACTTCACTTTATCTATAGTGGGTACCAACATTAAAGGGCAGGTTGCATTCGCGACCGGCTGTGTGCAATATGCCACTATCACCCTATGGCCTACCCTTTAGTCTTGGTTTATCCAGCAAATATCTGCCTCTTGGATAATCTGATATTCCTCGCCATCATGTTTTACAGTAGGCCACTTCAAATAATCTCCGTTGCCGTAACGTATAAAATCACCTGGCTTTGCATCCAAAGGCTTTACGTTTCCACGCTTATCACGCTTACCTGGGCCAACAGCTACCACCGTACCCATATTAAAAGATTCCCGATTATTAACAATCAGGATTTCGGAAAGCTGTCGGATGCTGGGTTTAACCAGCACCCTGTCTTGTAACGGACGTATCATTGACCGTAAGAATTACGGCTATGTGTATAGCAAATGCCAGAAGTCTTGCCAGTATTGAACTCTTTGTCCATACCGACTGCATCTTCTTTACCCATTGCTACGCCACCAACGATCTTGCCCTTACGCTCACCTGACATATCAGCCATGCTTGCGCCTTTTGGTGCTGTTGCACCAGTAGTGCTTTTAACACCTTTCATGCTGTCCATCTTGCCCATGATTTTTTCCTTTGCAAAGAAATTTAAATACAATTATTAACTTAAGTTAATGGCTTGTCAATAGTTCTAATAACTACCCTAACGCCACCACCTGATTTTATAGCACCTCTATGAATAGTCAAACTATCAATTTGTTCGTCATCATCATAAACGCCAGCATCTTGAATGGCATCTAAGCAGCTTTTAAGGCGGTTATCTAAATCAATCTTGCGTTTATCTCTTGCATGCAAAAAAATGGTCACATCAAGCCTTGCATTGCCCAATTTCGGCACATTTTGATCAATAACACATTCAGATACGTCAGCTTTAAATTGCCTGCCAGCCTTTGACAATATTGTTCTGCCCCTAAAATTGCGCCAATACGTGTTTACACTAGGCGGCAAAGGTAGATCAAATATGGCTACCAAGCAGTTCCTCCGTCCATGCTAAGAGTTCTTCCTCTGTCGTTTGGTGATACCTTTCGAATGCCTTCCGGCCCATACCATGCACGCCAAACCGGCCCCTATGGTGAAGAACGCAAAGACCCAAAACAGGCGAATTATTACGAATACCGGCCCTGCGTATATGATGGATTTCACAAGGAGTCCCTTCAAAACCAAGTTTCTTACACAGTATGCAGCCCAAATCAGCTACTTTGCCGTAATGCTTCTTATTTTTTGACATGTAATCGCTTCGTGCTACATGGTGCGCACAGCCAACGTCTTGTTTTACCATTGGCTGCAATCTTCCAATAACCACCGACTGTTTTCTTAGTCAGCCCACAATTGCTGCAATACCTTTCGCCAGTTGTGTTGTCTTTGGCTGGCTCCATATCTTCAAATTTATTCAAGCTGATCTCTTATTACTCGCACAGGTATATCTGTGCATTCGTGAATTCGTAAAATGACCGCATCTGAAACAGGCGTTCCATGACGTATTTTGCTGATTGTTGGAAACCCTAATTGTAGCAATTGCGCAAGTTCTCTGTCTGTTTTTAAGTCCATCTCACGACGTAAAAAATCTAACAGTTGGTTGTCAACGTGTGTAACTCTCATAATGAACCCTTTCTACGATTAGCGGATAGTGTTTGCCAAATTTCTGTGATGCGTATTTCGTGCTGGCGTTTGTTATCCAATATTTTGAACTGTTTGTAATTCTCAACCCATTCAGCAACTGCGCTTTCATAACTTGGGCTGTCTATGGCTTGCGCTTCTCTTTCAGCTACCGTACCACTAGCAAGTAAAAATGAATGCGCCTTGGCCTGTTTTATAGCTTCCTCGCACCGTTTTACTTCGCCTGATAATTCCGCATGTTCTTGGTCTGTACGACTAAGATATATCAATGCTTTTTCTACCCGCGAATCGTTTAAATTTTCTAATTCCATTATCTCCAATCCCCTTCGTTTCCTCTGTTACCTTTGTTCCATTGTTCACGCGCATCTTTTTCAATATTGTCAGGACTGCGTTTCTTTTTAACTTCCGCAAAGTAATCAAGCATTGGTTGCCTACCCTTTACCCGCAGTTTCAATACATATCTAACTTCGCATTGATGCCTAAAATCTTCAGAGTTGTTCACTTAAGATTCGCCATGCAGTTGCTGCGCACAATGCGACTTGTCCGTTTCCAATGGCTTTAAGTCTGTCCACCCTAGCGGCCACCTCATGAGCCACTCGACCCACGTTGGGTTCAGACTGCCACCAGCTTGCGTTGCCAATGTTTCCGAATTCCGGTTCAGTTCCGATGGTGATTTGCCGTTGTCTTTCCACATCCTTGATACTGGTGTTTGAAATTTTGTCACCGCTGTTGCTAATCCGTCCCCGCTTGTTTTGCTTGCTCCCTTGCGGTTGTAATTCCCGCATACCGTTGGAGTAGGCCATTTGTCCATGTTGCTCACTTGATCCCTGAGATTTGCTGGTTTGCTGCGATTCGGTCTGGCAACAGTTGCTTCCCTCAACAATGCCTTTTCCGACTTGGGTGGAAGCTTGTCCATTGTTGTTGGCGTTGCCCATTTGTCCGACAATCCAGATTCTGTCCCTCTGATGGTTCGCTCCAACATCTGCTGCTCCCAACACTCCCCATCGCGCATTAAACCCCATTGAGGCCAAGTCTCCGAGTACTCGTCCAAGTCCCCGAGAAGTGAGCATTGGTGAGTTCTCCACGAACACGAATCTAGGTCGTACTTCGTGAATGATCCTCGCCATTTCTCCCCACATTCCTGATCGCTCTCCGTCAATACCTGCGCCTTTTCCTGCTGCGCTAATGTCTTGGCATGGAAACCCGCCAGATACAACGTCAACAATTCCACGCCAAGGTCGTCCGTCAAAGGTTTGAACGTCATCCCAAATCGGGAAACTCTCAAGAAATCTTTCATTTTGTCTTGCGGCAAGTACGCTTGCGGCATAGGGTTCCCATTCAACTGCGCAGACAGTTCTCCATCCGAGAATTTTCCCGCCAAGTATTCCTCCACCAGCACCCGCGAATAAAGCCAACTCATTCATGCCACCTGCCTTATCTTCTCTGCAATACGTTTACGCAACTCGCTAAAGCTTTCGCCTGGCAATGAATTAACACCGACTTCTTTAGCCTTTGCTAAAGTAAGCTGCTCGTCGCTGTACCAAGGCAATGATGGCGGTTTCTTTTCCTGCATGTCTAATTCATCTTCCCAACGCCCTTGATTTAACCAAGTCGCAGCATGCGGAATAAACTCTGTGTCTGTTTCCTTAAGCCGCCAATACTTAATGTGCGCTGGCAAAGCTTCTAAAGCCGCTTGTTGTTCGTCTTTAGGCATACGTTCCCAAACCTTTTGAGCAACACGCTTGCTAACCTTTCTAGGGTATAACTTCCAGAATTCGTCAAACATTCTTTTCCTTTAACTTGGCTTCAATATCTTTGGCAAATCGAACGTAACTATAGGCAACCATTTTTCCGCTTATTTCTAGTATTTCCTCATCAGTCAGTCCAACCCATTCTCTATCTTTCTTTATCCCAACGCCATCTTCGTCATCTGGATCAAAACACTTGCATCCGTTCATCCAACATCCTGTATTTATTTTCATAGGTTCTTTTCCTTCAACCTAGATTGAGCTAATTCAATCGCATTCCATGTGCTGTGGTCAGATTGTCCGCAAAACAGCTCTATTTCCGCATCCGTCAGCCCTTGCCATTCAATACGCTTAAACGCAGCATCTATCTGCGGCACACGACAGTTCTTTTTGTATGTGCAGTCGTTGTGAATGTCGTCGCATTGGCACAATTCGCGTCGCGGTGGTGCGGTGTAAAGTGGAATAACTAGATGCGAAGGTTCTGGTTTATCTAGCATGACCATCATCAAAGGCTGTTTTTCTGTCGGTCGAGTGTTCGCAATACCCCACGCCACCGGCTCCGGTTCAGGCTGCGCTTTCACAAGCCGACAAGTCATGTTGTCTATCTGCGTTAAAACACCGAGAGTGTCATCAAGCGGTTTCCATTCCGGCGAATCTTGCCTGTAATG